CGACGCCATCTGCTCCGAACTCGCGGAAGGCAAAAGCCTTCGGCAAATCTGCCGTGAACGCGAATGGAAAGAATCCACAGTCCGCTACTGGTTGAACAAGACCGATGATGCTTTCGCGCAATACGCGCAGGCGCGCGAAATGCAGGCTGATGTTTTGTTTGATGAGTGTTTAGCAATCGCAGATGGCCGTGATGAATACGCTGGCAAGGATGTTGCTGAGCGCCGGTTGCAGATCGACACGCGCAAATGGATGGCGGGTAAACTTCGCGGTAAATACAGCGACAAGCTTGTGGTCGAAAGCGAAACAACGGTGACGCATCGTTATGAACTCGACAAACTCAGCGACGAGAGACTTGACGATCTTGAGCGCATCCTTGCCGACGCTTCAGGAAGTGCGGGCGGCGAAGGCGCGTCGGTCCCTTCTCGCGTTCACTGAATACACAAACCCTGTTTATTACCGTGCTGACCATCATGCCAAGATTGCCGCAAAGCTTGAGGCTGTAGAGCGCGGCGAGATAGACCGGTTAATGATATTCATTCCACCTCGGCACGGAAAGTCTGAGTTAGCATCAAAGCGTTTCCCGGCCTGGTGTCTTGGTCGCAATGCGCATCGGCAGATCATCGCGGCGAGTTACAACAGCGATCTTGCTTCAGACTTCGGTCGCAATGTTCGCAACATTGTCGGATCGCCGGAATTTGGTCAGGTATTTCCTGACGTTTCTCTGGCGGTTGACAGTGCGGCGGCCAACCGGATGAATACCAACAAGGGCGGTGCTTATGTCGCTGCTGGCGTTGGCACGGCTATAACGGGTCGCGGCGCTGACATCGCGCTGATTGATGACCCCTTCAAGGATCGTGAGGAGGCCGACAGCGAGCGCCGCCGCAATCTGGTGTGGGATTGGTATAGATCGACGTTATTCACGCGGTTGATGCCGGGCGGCGCGGTGGTAATCATTCTTACCCGCTGGCATGAAGATGATTTGGCCGGTCGGTTATTGGAAGCTGAGGGACGCAAGGAAACAGGCGGTCAGTGGGACGTGCTGGAAATGCCCGCCATCGCCGATGGTAAGGCGCTCTGGCCTGCATGGTATGATCTTGCCGCATTGGAGCGGATCAAGGCCACAATCGGCCCGCGTGAATGGTCGGCGCTCTATCAGCAAAGGCCGCAGCCTGATGAGGGGACGTTCTTCAAGCGGGAATGGTTCAAGACTTGGGGAAAACTGCCCACTGTTCGCTATTACGGCACAAGTGATTATGCCGTTACGGATGGTGGCGGCGATTACACAGTTCATCGCATCTGGGGCATTGGCCCTGACGGTGACATTTACCGTATTGCGGGTTGGCGCGGACAAACTGCATCCGACGAATGGATAGAGCGCAAACTGGATTTGATCGCTAAATACAAGCCTATGGCATGGTTCGGTGAAGGTGGTGTGATTCAGAAGGCAATCGAGCCGATGCTTAAACGCCGGATGCGTGAGCGCAATGTGCATTGCCGTATGGAATGGCTTTCGAGCGTTTCGGACAAGCCAACGCGGGCCAGATCGTTTCAGGCAATGGCCGCAACGGGCCGGGTTCATTTTGAGCCGGGTGCGGATTTAAGTGAGTTTCTCGTCTTCCCCGCTGGCAAACATGACGACGATGTAGACACGGCAAGCCTGATAGGCAGAGCCATCGATCAGGCACACCCCGCGATCATTGCGGCACAACAGCAAAAAGGACCGCGCGATAAATGGAACAGGGATCGCAGCGGCGGGGAACTGGCATGGAAGACAGCATGAACTTCCCTGATGTTTCCGAATGCGTCCGCAAGTTTGAGGAGGCGGAGCAGTCCACGGCAGAAGCCCGTAAGCTGGCTGAGCGTGATATTGATTATCGTGACGGCAAGCAATGGACGGCGGCGGAAGAGGCAGCGCTCGTCAAGCGCGGGCAGCCGGTTGTTACCTATAACCGCATCATGCGGAAGATTACCTATCTCAAAGGGCTAGAAACCCAGACGCGCAAAGACCCGAAGGCATTCCCGCGCACCCCCGGCGACGATGGTTCGGCGCAGGCAGCCACCGACGCGCTGCGCTATGTCTGTGACGATCAGGACTGGGACAGCAAGCGTTCGGAAGCTTTTGAGGATATTCTGGTTCCCGGATCCGGCGTCATCATGGTGGGCGCGCAGAAGGTGCGTGACGGCATTGACCCGGTGCTGATTAACATCCCTTGGGACCGCTTCTTCCACGATCCATATTCGCGCCGCATCGACTTCTCCGACGCGTCCTACATGGGCATCATCACATGGATGGACTGCGACGACGTAAAGGCGAAGTACCCCGGATCGGATGAGATTGTAGAGGAAACATGGCAGTCTTCCCGTAGTGGGGAGACCTATGACGACCGCCCGCGCTATAATCTGTGGGCTGATTACAAGCGCCGCCGTGTTCGCATCATTGAGATGTATTTTCTGCATAAAGGTGTCTGGCATATCGCAGTATTCACGCGCGCTGGTTATCTGTCCGATCCGGAGCCGTCGCCGTATTTCGATGTGGACAGCCAGCCAGAATGCCCGTTGAAGGCGGTATCGGCTTATATTGACCGCGATAACAACCGCTTCGGTGAAGTCCGCATGATGATTTCGCCGCAAGACGAGATCAACAAGCGCCGGTCAAAGGGGCTGCATCTAATCAACTCGCGGCAATTGCGGGTTTCCCGATTGGCTGAGGTCGAGCACGGTCAGGATGCAAGCGCGATCAAGCGGGAGATGGCGAAGCCCGACGGCATGATCCGGGCGGAATCCGGCGAGGTAGAAGTCCTTGGTACTTCTGACATGGCTGCGGCCAACTTCCAGATGTTGCAGGAAGCCAAGGCTGAGATCGACTTGCTAGGGCCGAATGCAGCTTTGGCGGGCAAGAATGAGAACGCGTCTTCTGGCCGAGCTATCCTCGCGCAGCAACAGGGGGGTATGGTCGAGGTCGCTGTGCTGATGGACAGGCTGCGGCACTTGTCGCTAATGGTCTACCGCTCAATCTGGGCGCGGATCAAGCAGTATTGGGATGCGCCGCGTTGGGTCAGGGTTTCGGGCGACGAACAAAACCTGAAATGGGTGGGGCTCAACCAGCCGCGCACTATGCTGGACATTGCCAAGGAGCGATTACAAGGCGATCCGCAGGCAGAAGCGAAGCTCGCCCTTCTGGCACAAGACCCGCAATCGCAGATGGTCATGGAGACGAAGAACGCCGTGGCTGAAATGGACATTGATATCATCATCGACGAGGGCATGGATACGCCGACTGTGCAGGCCGAGCAGTTCGACATGCTTTCCAAGATGATGCCAAGCATGACCCAGCTGCCGCCTGAAGCTCTGGAATTGCTGGTCACGGCTTCAAGCCTGCGCGATAAGGACAAGCTTCTGGAGATCATCGACAGGATGCGCCAGCAGCAGGCCCAGCCCGATCCGATGCAGCAGCAGATGCAGCAGCTTGGCTTGGCACAGGCGCAGGCGACGGTTGGGGAAACGCAATCCAAGACCGCGAAAAACATGGCAGATGCCGAGTCCAAGCGGGCTTCCGCTGGCACCGATATGATGGCGGCACAGGCCAATGCGCTATCGCAGGCTCAGGCTATGGGAGCAGGGATATGAAGGATATCGGCCAGCTAATGGCTGATGCCCGCAATGAATTGCAGGCGCGCGGATGCGATAAGGTAATATTTTTTGTCTATCCGATTGACTGCGATACTAATTGGGGTGCCATGCTGTCTTATTACGATAGCGGCGTAAATCACCGCCACGAAGTGAGATTGCCCGCCGGTGAATACACCAATGAAACCGCACTGGCGGCAGGTATTCCTAGGTTGCTTGATTGGGCCATGAATAACGGTTCGAAGATTGCAGCGTGACAGACTTAAATGAAACGCCGTTCGGGCGCTCGCAGCATTACATACCGGCTGAAGCTGGTGTTGAGATCGATGTCGTCTACGGCTTCCCTCTGCGTGATCCTTACGACAGCGATACAAACGAGGAATCGCGGCAGGATACCGGCCCGCGTTTGGAGCAGGTTGAAATAATCGAGGACGGAAAGGCTATCGGTGTGTTGTTGCGTGAGTTTGACGGCAGCATCTCAGCCATCCGCATCGCCATCGAACAGTTGATCGACTGACATAAATCATCGTCGAGAGACAGAGGATACCGACGCCGGGTTGCGGGCGATTGAATGGGGACGACGCCTTTTCGGTCGAGAACGGGACGACGCCGCACGGTCGATATGAGGGTAGAACTATGGAAGGCGAAGAATTTTCACTGGATGACGTGCTTGGCAATGGACCTGCTGAGGAACCGGAACAGACCGGACAGCCTCGCGATGAGCATGGACGATTTTCCAGCACTGCGGGCGATATGGAGCAGGCTGAGCCTGAACCAACCGAAACGCCGCCGGTTTCGGAAGAAAGTGAACCGACGCACATTCCTTTTGCAGCCCTCAAGGACGAAAGGACGAAGCGCCAACAGGCCGAAGCTGAAAGGCAGGCTATGGAGGCGCGGCTTCAGCAGTATAATGCCTACTTCAATCAGTTGCAGAACCAGCAGCAGCCGGAAGTTAATGACGATCCGGTCGCATTAATTGCTGAACAAATTCGGCAGCAGATCATGCCAGACGTACAGATGCAGGTGCTTACCGCACGAGTTGATGTAGCTGAAACGCTGGCACGGCAGAAGTGGCAGGATTACGACGACAAGGTGGAACTGTTCAAGGAAGAGGCGCAGAAAAACCCCTTTCTGGTCCAGCAGGTCATGCAGGCGACTAACCCCGCCGAATATGCCTACAACGTGGCTACGCAGATTGCGCAGGCGCGGGGCTATAACAATTCTCCAGCACCGTCACGCGAGGAAATGATGGCTCAAATCCGCGAAGAATTGAAGGCGGAAATGGGCTTGTCCAATCGTCAAGCTCCCCAAACACTCGCAAACCAGCGCAGCGTTGGTACGCGCACGGCTCAGGTTTCGACCGCGCCGTTCTCTATCAATGATGTGCTGCCGTAAACCCAACGAGGACATCCACGCTGTGAAGCGTTGACCCTCCCTTAGATGGACTTTTTAACATGGCAGATACTACCGTAGCCACTGGCCTGCGCGTGCAGCAGTGGGAAAAAACTTTCAACATGGAATACTTCCAGGGCCTTCAGGCATTCAATCCGCTGATGGGCAAGGATGAAAACTCGGTCATTCAGGTCAAGGAAGACCTGACCAAGAACGAAGGCGACAGCATCACGGTCGCTTTGGTCAATCGCCTGACCAATGCGGCTACCACCGGCACTTCGACAATGGAAGGCAATGAGGAAGACCTCACACAGCGTTCCATGCGTATTTATGTCGACAAGCGCCGCAACGCCGTCCGTGTGCCGGAAATGGAAGCGAAGAAAAGCGCAATCGGGCTTTACGACGCAGCCAAGGCCACGCTCAAGGACTGGTCTATCGAGGACACGCGCGACCTTATCATCAATGCGCTGACCTCGCTCAATGGCACGGCCTTCCTGTCGCGCACGGCGGCGATTGCCGACGCATGGTTGGTCGATAACGTCGACCGTACGGTGTTCGGTGCCTATTCTGCCGGTGGTTCTGCCGGTGGTACGGACCTGTCGGCGGACCTTGCCCAGCTTGACACCACCTCGGACCTGTTCAACGCGACCGCACTGGATCAGATGATCCTGCGCGCCAAGACGTGCAGCCCGAAAATCCGCCCGATGCGTGACCCCGGCAATGGTCGGCGCTATTATGTGGCGTTTGCCAACCCGCACGCGTTCAAGAACCTGCGCGACAGCCTGGATACGGAAGTTCTGGCTTCGACCGTCGTCGAACAGCAGGCTTCCAAGCTGTTCGAGGGTGGCGACATCATGTGGAACGGTGTGATCGTCAAGGAAATTGACAACATGCCGATCTGGGCGAACATCGGCGCTTCCGGCACGACCGAAGTAACTCCGGTTATCCTGTGCGGTGCGCAGGCTCTGGCGGTTGCTTATGGTCGCCACTGGAAGTCGGCTACCGAAGACTTTGACTACGGTGACAAGAAGGGTGTTGAGATCAGCGCCATCTATGGCGTCCGCAAGCTGATCTTCGGCACTGGCACCGGCGACACTGACGACACCAAGGACAATGGTTGCGTCACTGGTTTCTTCGCTTGCACAGGCTCGGCGACCCACACCGGGTCGGCTGCTGAAACCGCGTAACTGATACGGGGCTAGCCTTCGGGCTGGCCCTTTTTCTTTGAAAGGATCATTTAATGGCTACTCTTACTGGCTCACACGCGGCATCGACTTATCCGGTCGGCGGCCCCGGCCCTGCCAATCTGCTCCATGTGGCATGGGGTACTTACACGCTCGCCGCCAACCCGTCGCAGAACGATGTTATCGAGTTCTGCAAGGTTCCTGCTGGTGCCACCGTCATCGGTGGTTTCTTTCAGGGTGCGGACATCGATACTGGCACCGAGGCGCTGGACATCGACATCGGCTGGGCTGCCAACGGCACTGATGCCGCTGACACGGACGGCTTCGGCAATCTTGGCGTCCTGACCGGCGATGCGATCACGGATTTCCGTCCCGTAGCGGGCATCTATTTCCCGTTCAGCAACATCATCCAGGACAGTGGCTTCAAGAAATTTGCTGCTGAAACCAAAATCATCGGTACGGTCAATGCTGCGGCGAATGCTGGCGGCACGGGCCTGCTGAAGGTTGTCGTCTACTACGTCATGGTAGACTAACAGGAGAACGGCGAATGCGCTTCCGCTTCACTGGCCAGTACACCAATGGCCATACGTCCATCAATATGTCGGGCTTTATCTTTGAAGGGCGCGAACCTTCGGACATAACTGATGCGGAGGCCATTCGCCGCCTTTCCGGCAATCCTGAATTTGAAACAATCGAAGCTGTCGAGGTTGTCGTGAGCGATGACGTGGCGGTTCCTGTTGAAGTGCCGGAAAAGCCTAAGCGCGGTCGGCCTAAAAAGGGTTTCACAGCATGACAAAGCCTTTCCTTCCGACGCCTGCCGCGACGGTTAATATCGACGTTTCTGCATCGTCACAGGCGGTTTCTCTGGCGATGCCTTACGGTGATCCACGTCAGGTGCGTATTATGAACAACGGCACTGCGACCGCTTGGGTAAACTTTGGCACTTCGGCGGTCACCGCTGCGCTGGCAAGCGGGTTCCCGGTTGGTCCCGGAGTTACCGAGGTCATCACGATCCCTGATTATGGCGCTACGCCATATGCTGCGGCAATTGCGGTGGGTTCGACTGGCAAGATTTATTTCACGCCAGGGGACGGCATCTAATGTCGATTCATTGGGGCGGTCGCGGCGTCGGTCATTTCTCACGAAATAGCGCACCCGGCTTTAATCCTTACAGCCTGTACGCATCCGGCGCTCAAGGCTTCTGGCTGGACCCTTTCGACTTCTCCACGATGTTTCAGGACAGGGCTGGGACGACGCCGGTCACGGCTGCGGGTCAGGTTACGGGGATGGTACTGGATAAGTCCAAGGGGTTGGCGTTGGGACCGGAACTGGTCACGAATGGTGGGTTCGATAGCGACACAGCTTGGACCAAGGGCGCGGGCTGGTCGATCAGTGATGGTGTGGCTACTTTTGCTGGTGGTGCTAACGCTAATATATCGCAAAGTCTCACACTTGTCATCGGTAAAACGTACCGCGTGACGTTTACCATACCCAATACCGTGAGCGGTTTTGTGGCAGTCTATCTCGGATCGGGTGGGGCGGCAAAGTTTAGTGCTCCCGTAGGGAATGGCACACACACTTTTCATGCTACTTGTGACGGCACAAACTTTTTTCTTCGGGCAAATGCAAGTTCCGGTCTTGCCCTCGACAATATCTCCGTCCGCGAACTCGCTGGCAACCACTTCACCGCACCGAGCGATCCAGCGAGGCCGTTGCTCCAACAGGATAGTTCCGGCCGATATTACCTACTTGGCGACGGCGTGAACACCTGCCTTGTAAGCAGCAGTATCGACTTCACCGCGACCGACGAAATGTTTGTGTTCACGGGGGTCAGGAAGTTGAGTGATGCGGCACAGGGCATCTGTTGCGAACTGAGTACAGGCACATCTACCAATAATGGGTCATTTTGCTTGACGTTCCCTGGCGGAAATGGGGTTCCAAGCTACGGCTTCTTGACCAAGGGGACGGCTCAGGCGAGTAATACTCCGGTCTCCTACCCGGCTCCTATCACCAACGTTATAACCGACCTTGCTAAAATATCGACAGATACATGTATAACACGCGTCAACGGCGCTCAGGTGATTGCCGACAGCACAGATCAAGGTACCGGCAACTACGGCAATTATCCTGTATACCTATTCAAGCGCGGCAATGCCTCACTCCCCTTCAACGGGCGCATCTACGCTATTGGCGCT